CTTGATTCTATGGTTAATTACAACCATATTTTAACAAAGGCACAGGAACTTTTAGAACAAGACAAAAACAACACAACTTTAAAAAATATTGTAAGTGGAAAAACAAAAGACGGAGAATTCGGAGAATCATTCTACCAAACAAACAAAAAAATTGTGGATTTACAAAATCCGCTTATTTCTGACGAAGGTAGGGTACTTGTTGAACAATATTATGCCGACACTTTAGACCCTGAAGGTAGGGGTTACAAAAATCTAATTCGTATGATGACAGAAGATGGATTCTTCAAATATCTCGGTAAGAGTGATGATGAATTTATAAAATTTATACGACCTTTGATGAAATTGACAAGAAAAGAAAAAAGACAACACAAACAACAAATAGAAAAATAAAAATATGAAAGAAACAGATGTAATTAAAATGGAGTTCTTGATTACCTTGAACAACAACATCGTAATCCAACGTTACTTTAACGTAAGAGATTACAACCCACAAGCTCGCAGTTCTATGGAACTGTATCAATATTTAAAAAACTTTGTAGAAGGGTTTGAGTACGGCCAAAAGATGCGTTCGGTTGTATACCTTTTGGAAAATAAAGATGAAATTTTTGAGAACCAAAGTATCTTGCAAACTTCAAATACTGATGGTCCTGAAACATTTAATTTTTTAATAAAGGTTGGAGAACAGACAATTTGTCATAGAATTTTGGATGCGAAATTGTTCCCACCTAAAATAAGATACACCGTAGATATACGCCAGCAAGTAAAAAGTGTATTAAAGGACTTAACTGACATTTTTTCCGATGAAAATTTTGTTACAAGTTACATGTCTTATAGCTTAAACTAATAGTATTTATCAAAACTAACAAGGGAATTTTAATTATGTCAAACAAGAATTTTGAGTATCTAGGTAACACATTTCAACTACAATTATTAAATCAGATTATCTTAGATAAGGACTTCTCACATTCTATCATTGATGTAATTGAACCCTCACACTTTGAAAACAAATATTTCAAAACACTTCTCCAATTGGTGAAGGAGTACTATGTAAAATATGATTGTACTCCATCATACGAAACACTTTCACAAATGGTGAAAAGTGAGTTCCCACAAGAGTTGATGTTGAAAATTCTAAACGACACTATCAAACAGATACAAACTGCGTCTATAGAAGGGGCATCGTTTGTACAAGAGAAATCATTGAAGTTTTGTAAACAACAAGAACTTCAAAAGGCAATCACCAAATCACAAAAAATACTTGATAGTGGAGAATTTGAAAACTATGACAAACTTGAAGAACTGGTAAGAAGTGCTCTCCAAGTAGGGGAAAGTGGAAACAAGATTGAAGATGTTTTCCAAAACTTGGATGATGTTTTGAATGAAGATTTCCGTCACCCAATTCCAATGGGAATTACGGGTATTGACAAGTTATTAAAAGGTGGATTAGCAAAAGGTGAATTGGGTGTAATCTTAGCACCAACTGGTGTAGGAAAAACAACAGTCCTTTCAAAAATTGCTAACTCAGCATTTAATAACGGTTACAATGTTCTTCAGTTATTCTTTGAGGACAATCCAAAAGTAATCCAACGTAAACACTTCACAATGTGGACAGGTATACCACCTGATGACCTACCATTACACCGTGAAGAAGTTCTTGAAAAAGCACGTCAGGTCAAAGAAGAAATGACCAACAAATTGTTCTTGAAAAAACTACCTTCAGACCAATTTACAATGACTCAAATCAAGAACATGATTAGAAAGATGGTTGCTGATGGACATAAGATTGATATGATTGTTTTAGATTATATTGATTGTATTGTACCTGACAAAAATATGGGAGACGAATGGAAAAGTGAGGGTTCCGTTATGAGAGGTTACGAATCTATGTGTCATGAACTTAACGTAGTAGGATGGACCGCAACACAGGGTAACAGAAGCTCTATATCTTCTGAGGTTGTTACCACCGACCAAATGGGTGGTTCTATTAAAAAAGCACAAGTTGGACACGTTATCATTTCCGTGGCAAAAACTTTACAACAAAAAGAAATGAATTTGGCAACCATCGCAATTACCAAGTCTCGTGTGGGTAAAGATGGGGTTATCTTTGAAAACTGTAAGTTCAACAACGAATTGTTGGAAATTGATACTGAAAGTTCTGTTACCTTCTTAGGATTTGAAGAAAAGAAAGAAGAAAAGAACAGAGATAGAATCAAAGAACTTATGGAAAAAAGAAAAGAGCGAGTACAACAACCAAATAACTTTAATTAATAAAAAAAAATAGTATTTTAAATAAAATGGACGCATCACAAAAAATATTGTCGGACCTAACGGTTCACATGAAGTATTCAAAATTTATTCCTGAGTTGGAAAGAAGAGAAACTTGGGAAGAGCTTGTAACAAGAAACATGAATATGCACATTAAGAAATACCCCCACATCGCAAGTCAGATTGTGGACGTGTATCAATATGTGTATAATAAAAAAGTATTACCTTCAATGAGGTCAATGCAATTTGGTGGTAAACCAATTGAGATTTCTCCAAACAGAATCTACAATTGCGCTTATCTTCCTATTGACCACTTGGACGCATTTTCAGAAACAATGTTCTTATTGTTGGGTGGAACTGGAGTAGGATACTCAGTTCAAAAACATCACGTAGAAAAATTATCTGAAATTAGAAAACCTAACCCAAATAGAACAAGAAGGTTCTTGGTTGGTGATTCTATTGAAGGATGGGCTGACGCGATTAAGGTATTAATGAAATCATATTTTGGTGAACATTTGTCTACACCTGAGTTTGATTTTTCAGATATTAGACCAAAAGGAGCACAACTTGTAACATCAGGTGGTAAGGCACCGGGTCCTCAACCTTTGAAAGATTGTATTCACAAATTAAAAGGTATGTTGGACGCGAAAGAAGATGGTCAAAAATTATCATCAATTGAGGTTCACGATATGATATGTCACATTGCAGACGCAGTTCTTGCTGGTGGTATTCGTAGGGCGGCTTTGATTTCTTTATTCAGTGCTGATGACAACGAGATGATTGCTTGTAAGTCAGGTTCTTGGTGGGAAAAAAATCCACAAAGAGGTAGAGCTAACAATTCAGCGGCTTTGGTTAGATATAAGATTACAAAAGATTTCTTCATGGACTTGTGGAAAAGGGTTGAAGCATCAGGAGCAGGTGAACCTGGAATTTATTTCACCAATGATAAAGATTGGGGTACTAATCCATGTTGTGAGATAGCATTGAGACCAAACCAATTCTGTAATTTATGTGAGGTAAATGTTTCTGACATTGAATCACAAGAAGATTTGAATAACCGTGTTAAAGCGGCGACATTCATTGGAACACTTCAAGCAGGTTATACTGATTTCCATTACTTGAGAGACGTATGGAAACGTACAACTGAAAAAGATGCGTTGATTGGTGTATCCATGACAGGTATCGGTTCAGGTGTTGTATTGGGTTATAACATGAAAGAAGCGGCTAAACTTGTAAAAGAAGAAAATGCAAGAGTTGCTGAGTTGATTGGTGTTAACAAGTCGGCTCGTACAACTACTGTAAAACCTGCAGGGACAACATCTTTGACATTGGGAACATCTTCAGGTATCCACGCATGGCACAACGATTACTACATCCGTAGAATCCGTGTAGGTAAGAACGAAGCAATTTACCAATACTTGGCTATGTTTCACCCTGAGTTGGTTGAAGATGAATTCTTCCGTCCACACGACACAGCGGTTATTTCAGTTCCACAAAAATCTCCTGAAGGAGCAATTTTGAGAACAGAATCTCCATTCCAATTGTTGGACCGTGTTAAAAAAATCACACAAGAATGGGTAAGACCTGGTCACAGAAGTGGTTCAAACACACACAACGTATCAGCAACAATTAGTTTGAAACCTGAAGATTGGGAATTGGCTGGTGAGTGGATGTGGGAAAACCGTGACTTCTACAATGGTTTGTCAGTTTTACCTCATGATGGGGGCAGTTATATCCAAGCACCTTTCACTGATTGTACAAAAGAAGAATATGAAAGATTATTTTCTAAACTTCACACAATTGACTTATCAAAAGTTGTTGAATTACAAGACAACACAGATTTGAGTGGTGAGATTGCTTGTGGAGCGTTAGGTTGTGAGATTAAATAATAGATAAAATATAAAAATATTTAAAAAAGGGTGGAGAAATTCATCCTTTTTTTATTTCACATAATATTTATCCTTGTATGTTTAATTGTGAAATATGAAAAAAATTGAAATGATTGGTAAAAGATTTGGTAAACTTATTGTTAATGAAGAATTAGGTAAAAATAAAAACGGACATATTAGGTATCTATGTCAGTGTGATTGTGGTAACATTTGTGAAGTTTTTGGTACACATTTAAGACAAAATAAAATCATATCTTGTAAATGTAATAATAGGGTTGATGGTGTTTCTAGTGATATGTGGTATAAAATAATTAAAAGTAGTGTTAAAAGACGAATTAAAAGAAGTAATTTGAAAATTAATATTACTAAAGAGTATGTGAACGAATTATTCATCAATCAAAACGGTAAATGTAAATTATCAAATGTTGATATTTTTTTACCAAAATCTTGGAGAGATAGAACGTATTCTGCATCGTTAGATAGAATTGATAGTAATTTGGGGTATGTTATTGGAAATGTTCAGTGGGTTCATAAACACATTAATGTTATGAAAAACTCATTTCCTGAAGATATGTTTATTTATTTATGTAATAAAGTTACGGAAAAAAATGAGTACAAAGAATTTACAACAGAAGAACTTAATAATTTTAAGTGGGGACTTAACACCAAGTACGAATCTTGATTTTTATATTGAAGATGGAAAATATGTGTTTACAAAAGAATTTCATTTAAAACGAGGGTCCTGTTGTGGCAACCAATGCCGTAACTGCCCTTTTTTTCCTACTCACAAAAAAGTAAATACAACTATATTTATAGATAATGGCTGATGGTAAAACATATGGATTAACTTTTCCTTTCGTAGAATCATATAATGGTAAGTATTTGGACCTTTCAGATTACCCTGCAGAAGAAATTAGAAGTAATTTGATTCACTTGTTATTAACAAGAAAAGGTACAAGATATTTTTTACCAGATTTTGGTACAAGATTGTTAGAATATATTTTTGAACCTTTGGATGGACCAACGTTTCAAAACATTCAATCTGAAATACGAGATTCTGTTGAGAAATTTATGCCACAATTACAATTAACAAATATTAATATATCGGCACCAACTGGTGAAGCCGCTGGTGCAACTGTAACAACATCAGGAAATGTTATTAATCCACAACTACAAATGACAAATCAAAATGTAACTGAGTATACA